AACTTTCCATACCAGCTTCGTCCCATGCGCGACGACTTTTGCCTGTACCAGTCGCTCCCCAGAAGACGTAACATTCTCTTTCCATTGGTTTAGGTGCATCATTGTCTGATCGAATACTTCGCAAGGCACTATAACTTGTAATTCTACAATGCGGGGGAATAGCCATGAAGTTACCGGCGACGGCGGCGGCCCAAACGGATTCCCAATCGGTTTTTGAGTTGAGTCTAATAGGTTTACATCCAAATTCGAATTGAGTTCCATCGATTCGAGTTTCTTCTTTCCAGACATATTCGGAAGCAGCTTCTGATCGGGATAGTTCGGCATTGACGGTTCCAAAGATTCCAATAACTGTGGCAAGAGAGCCTTTGGAGGAGAGGGCAACGATGACTTGCCAATGAAGGTACCCGGTTTGAGAGCCTCTTTCGAGTTGGCCTTTGATCCATCCACATCGGGGCGGGAGGTACGGCGTAAAGTGGTGCGACGGAATAGTGAGGAGCCAAAAGATTCCTTGCCGGCGGGAGTTGGTGTTTCGGGGCATTGCATAGTAGAGTCCTCTTTTTTCATTAATTCTTTTATAGAAAAAATGCACAGATTGTGTAACAGGGTTTTTCGGCATTATGCAGGGTTAGGGGTGGTGCAGCCCTAAAGCGAGAACTGAGAACCGCGATAGTAAGTAATATAGGGGCGATTCTCACCCGTGTTTACTATTTCGCGAGGATACGGGTGAACACGACAAGTCCCTTGCACTCCAGGTCGTTAGATGGGCCTCGCCCGGCCCATAAGCGTCGGGAGCGGCCTGCCGGCCTACAGCCCCAACTCCTTATTAACATAGTAGGTATGTTGTTAGACATTTATTTCGAGTTCTTAAAAATCAAGTCATAAGACAAAACGAAATCTCCAAGAGCAGTACCGTCACCGACAAAAGAGCCTGTACCAGTCAACCACAAGTAAAGATTTCTAGTCTTCCCATAAGCAGACGCAGGCTTATAAATAAAAGGTTTTTTGATTTGAATAGTACCAGCGTTACATTTAGTCATCACAGAGCCAGAATAATTGGCTTCAGCTACAATGGTTTCATCATGAATAACCGTAACTTTCTTTGGATCAAATATAATGTCCGCATAATTTATAGAAGCAGTGTTAAGTTGAGCTATAGTAGCAGCGACCAAAGCATTAGTGGCCCAAGCTGTACCACTGGACATAATATCATCATCAGCATATAACAGTACAAACCGAAATTTCTGACCATTAGAGGACGTAGCAGCTTGTTCATAAGTATAGTTATACTTCAAACATTCAATAAAAATTTCGTCATTAGTACGTGTTGTATTAGAGTTACCAAGTGCAATAGCGCCGACAGGATTCAAACAATAATCAGCATTAGATCCAATAGTTTTAGAAAGAGACTGGGAGTAGTGCTGAGCAGTTTCATGAGCCCGAATAGCATTAATTACACCTGAACCGCCAACAGTTGTACGGCGACGTTTAGTCTTTGTTCTGGTACGTGTCGGGGCACGTCCATAACCAAATCTGGAACTCGTGCCTACAGAAACGGGATTAGACAATAAAGATCTCGCAACATAACCACCACCAGCAGCGCGATAAGCATTAGCAACATTATAAGGATTATAACCCATTAAAACCATATTTTTTTTATTAGGTAAAATGAGTAATAGTCAATCTTCTTCTTAAAGCAGCCAAAGTTTCACCATCAACATCGGGATACCAATTATCAGGACTTATGTTGGAGGTGATCCAAAACTTGTTAACGCAGAGCGGCATAGAGCTTCCTTTAATTTCCACTCGGACCGGATAACGATCGAGCCACCGCAACAAGTGTGAAATATCGATTCCTCCTCGAAATTCATCGATAACAGCATTTGCTTCAGACTTGTAACCGCACCAAAATTTCGTTCGGGGATCTTTACAGTAACTTTCCATACCAGCTTCGTCCCATGCGCGACGACTTTTGCCTGTACCAGTCGCTCCCCAGAAGACGTAACATTCTCTTTCCATTGGTTTAGGTGCATCATTGTCTGATCGAATACTTCG